TATGCAATCCGGAATAATGGGCGTGTTGTCCTATGCAAATGTATTGACAATTCAGTCCCCTCCAATGCAGGATGAAGAAACCCATATGGAGACCTAAAAGTGTTACATATTGACACTATAATCTTACGCAATATTACTATAAACAACGCGCTACAAAAATCAGTGGCCAAGTCATCTGTCATATCATATAAAATGGTCGAAACTTTCTTACCCTTGCCGACTAATTCAGGAATAGTGGTTATACCACGAGCCATCAATTCCTCCAAACATTTCTCAAGGTTTCTAATTCCTTTCAGAACGTAGATACCTTTTTTGAAATCAGAGGCACGTGTTGTACCACTTTCCTCAATGATATCATACTCAGAAACCGTTTTGTCATCGGGGTCGAAATCAACATTACGCCACCACCTTTGCAGGGTTATTGCTGCATTAACCTCTATGACGTTTGAGAACATATCATACGTAAAACACTTACATATACCTGATAACATGCCACTACCACACGCACATGGTTCTATCTTAGCAAGCCTTGTATCCATCTTCAGTGCTTGATCCTGGTTAAGCTTATGTCGACGAGCATCCGCAGCCACATATTGTAGCATACGGTGCAAAGAAACATTTATTAGCGGGACACCATTATCCTCGATAATAACCCAACACCATCTTGAGTCTACTACTTTAGGAGGGGGGTCATATAAACACGTTTTAATTTCTGGCTCAACGCCCTCAATTCCAACGCGGTATAATGAAAACTCCCAAGCATCAGGGTTCAAGTCATTCCGCTTATGTTCTGGTATCTTATTATAGTCAATCATCGAAGAAACGATCTCTTCACCATTAATCATAGTAGTACGCGAATACTCAGTTTTAACGCGACCCATTATCTTAAGAGGTAATCGTCTTTCCATCGTTGATGCAACATGAGTATAAGCAGATGCATTTAAATGAGGGTTGTTAGTGTTATGTATAAGGACTTTAGCATTATTAAACAGCTTTCCTTTAAAAGATAGGTCAGCTGCATTCAACGGGTGTGGCTCATTGCCAACGGCACGCTGGGTAAAGTCCTTTATATAATCTGCATCCTCACCACTGCCAGGTATTGAATTTTCAGAATCAGACATTATAACAATAGACGTAGCATTGCTAAAACCATCAAAGAACTTTGCTTTATAATTAGGATAGTAAGTATGCTTGTCAGAATACGGACAATCCAAATTTATAGCAGCAGTCTTGGCAATTAATTTGGTCAGATATGACTTACTGATACCAGTCGCGGACGCAATAACAATTCCATATGCTGCAGCCTTAGACTCAGCATTTGCAACTTTTTCATTGATTCGGTTTTGTATACCAATACAATCCGTAATTATTGTCTCAAGCATCCGTTTATCATAATTAGTTATCAGTGGTCTCATTCTACGAGCTGAACTAATCAACTCATCGACCGCAAGGATAAATTCATATGAATCCCTGTCATAATACCTCTCATAACTACCAATAAAGAATGCATCTGACTTTGATCTAATATCATCATAGTCTTGAACTAACTTCTCATATTCGTCATCCGACTGAAAAAAGTCGCATAGGTTACCCGTTTTAGCAAAATTGTTTATACCATTAATTACGATCATAACTGTATTAATAAAACTGCCAATAAGGTCATTCTTACCCATAAGAGTCTTAATCTTGCTATAGAGAGTGCGAAAAAACATCCAGTCCACTTTCGCACCAAGTTCTGGTGAAGAAAAACTAGCAAAGGCAGACGTGACGAACGTCCATGCCGATACTATTTTCGAATCGCCAACTAGCTTAACCCAATTCTCACGGACACCTTTAACTTTGGTATATATATAGTCAAGTGTTAGTTCACCACTATCATATTCATCCTTAACTTTTTCCCACAAATGTGTCAACGTAGAAATTATTCCAAATGGACACAACTGTAAGAAACAATACACAAGACCATTCATATTCTTCTTAATACCATCTGCGAAGTACATAATAACCGTTTTCTCAGCGAGTATCAGGAAATTATCAGCTTCAGCAAAGAAATTGTTATCCTCCTTTTCTGTAAAGTAATCCATAATTCCACTCTCTGGCATGATTTTTAAGTGTTTAATTTTCTTCTTAAAATTCTTGCGTTTCCTCTTACCATTTGAACC